CTTACACGTTCATATTCAACAAGTAAAACAGGTTTGAACAAAGACAACATACATCACATCCTGACTATTAAAAACTCTGTGGTCACAAACGGATTAGCTGGTGCTAACAACGGCAACTATATTCTAAATGCCAAAGAAGCCATTGTTAAAAGTTTAAGTTTATCAGTACAGAGCACAGACCCTGTGGAAGTTTATCTATACTTTGAACCTAGTAGTTTCTCAGCACAGCACGAATACTATGCTATCACACGCTGTAATGAAGTTCGTAGCACAGTTACGGGTACATTTGACAACTCTATAGACACACCTATCTACACAGGTTTCTGTGGTATCAACGGAACTATCAACATTGATCTAAGTGCTTATCGCATCACAGTTCCTCCAGGAAGTTGGTTGAGCATTGCTGTAAAGAGCACAAACTCAATCAGTCCCTGTATCGCAGGATTGACATGGAGTGAGGATTAAGGATAAGTAATAGTATGAAAGTAAAAGAACTATTAATGGAAGGTATGAGCAAGCGTGATACTTACAGTATCTTGCTTGAGTTCATTCGCTTTGCCGCTGAACACTTAGAATTAAAACAACTACCAAAGTTTGAATTTAAGTTTGATACTAAACGTAGTGTTGAACATCACAGCTTTGGTGGGTATGGTTCTGAACATATTAGCATCACAGTAGTTAACAGACACATTATGGATGTGTGTCGTACACTAGCTCACGAACTTGTACACTACAAACAAGATCTAAACAAAGAGCTAGAAGGTGAAAATCCTGGCGCAACAGGATCACCACAAGAAAACGAAGCTAATGCTGAAGCCGCAGTTATTATGCGTAATTGGGGTAAGAAGCATCCAACACTATTTGACAAAGAAAGCATAATGTAAAAAAAGGGCTCCGAAGAGCCCTTTAGTGTTTTTATAGTATCAACCTACTAAAAGCTATGCTTACTTCTTGATTCCGCTATTAACAAAACCATAGAACTTTTCAGCAGCCTCTAGAACTTTGTCAAGTCCTGGAAACTCTGGCATTGCTACTGAGCTAACAAGTTGTCCTGTCTTCTCATCACGCTTGGCTGAAATTTCCCAACCTGCGTACTTGTATTTGTATTCTTGTTCAACATGTTCCTTAGCCAATGCTAGGATGTCTGCACGGATTTCATAACCGTTCTTGTTGAATTTAACTTCTGGTAGTTTTGGTGTTTCAAATGACATATTATTCTCCTTGTGTGTTAATGTCTGTGTTGGCCTTTTTTGCAGTCTTAGCCTTGACTGTTTTTTCCTCTACTTTTGGAAAGAGAAACTTGCTGATTGACTCAACACTATATTGAGTTAACTCTAATGCGTTATTGGTCAACATCTTAGCAAAAGCTGTTTGAGCTACGATATAGTCATTAGCCGCTTTGTTTAGTGTAGGATCCTTGAAAACTTGGTTAGTAATAGTTTTCTTAGTATCTTGAAAGATGTCGATATAGAAATTTGGTGTAAACATAATAATTCTCCTGTGTGTAATATGTGTAGTATTATATATCTCTTTTAGCAAATTTACCTAGCAAACTGGCTATTTTGCTATGAAGAGATATACAATGATAGCGACTATAAGAATAGACGCTATTTTTTCCCCTAAGGGCATTTTAGTAGTAGCCTCTTGTGATGCCTTTTCTGTTGCGGTATTCATTTATAGATTCTCCCCAAGCAATTAAAAACTCGTAAACTGACTTTAGTACTTTTTTCATAGCCAACTCTCCTTGCGCTGATCATACTGACGAGCCCAGAAATCTACTTCTGCGGCATTAGTCGGATGTTTGCTGTTGATATACTGCTCTAAACGAGTTTGATACTGCTGTTTAGGAAACATTTCCGCTAGGCGCTCTAATAGGGCTAGCATCTTGTTTGATATGGTTTTCATTTTACATTATCCTCTGTAAGTGTGTGTAGCAACTCATGGTTTCTACTAATGTATTTAGCAATTAAATGTTGCACCACAGCAGAAATCAACCAGCTTGATTTTCCCAAACATCTATGCTATATTACGATAAATATATATGGAAATAACTATATGCGTAAAAGTACCCGATCAATATTGCAAGAATTAAGTGACATTGGACTAAGTCGCGACACCGATTTGGTTATCGAAAACAGAGGTGCTAACTTAATACAAAGTGCCATCAACTTAATTAATCTAATACGAGAAAATTACGATATAGAAGCAGCCGCAGAACTAGAAAGACGTTTTATAAACAGTATCAAATCAAATGATCCTTCTAAATTTAAACGTGGCATGAAGCGTATTAAGGAATCAAAAGAATGAGCGGTTCTGCACTAAAGAAGCTAGGTATAGACAGTTTAGAAAACAACCCAACAAAGGGTGTTTTAGTTCGCCTAACTCCAAAGCAATTTTTACAAATTAAGAAGCAGTTACAGCCAGTGTTACAAGCAGTCGGCGACCCGGGTTTTTGGAGAGCAGGTGGAGCAGGTAGTTTTGACCCAGAGCATAGATATTCTAGCAGGGGAACAACAAAGCTAGACAGTGGCGATGTTGATGTATTCTTAGACACTGATGCACTAAAAGATGCTCTAAAACTAGATCCACAGATGGACGACGCTGGTGTACGCAAAGTACTAGCCGCACACATGGCTAAACATTATCCTACACTACAGATAGGTAAAAACGTACACATAGGGTTTCCTGTGGGCACAGAAATACAAGGGTTGCCAGCTTACTTCCAAGTTGACTTAATGACCATGCAACATGCCCACGAGATTGGCAAGCACCATGAGCATGATTACAGCCGCAAAGGCAGTCCATATGGCGGACAAGATCAACAGTTCGCTATGAGCAGTATTATTAACACAATTCCTGGACACCCTCCTAAGACGTTCCAATACAACGGATTTGGCGGAGCACTACAAAATCGTGCCACAGGCGAAGTTATCACACGCGACTTAGACAAAATTGCTGAAATTGCACTAGGCAAAGGACACACCGCAGAAGACTTCGGCAGTGTAGAAAGCATTATAGATGCAGTTGGGGGTATAGACAGCCCACGTTTAGAGCAGTTCCGTGCAGATATGGCTAAAAAGTACCCACACTTAAAAGAAGGTAGTGTAGACTGGTTTAAATCGATTCGCCAAAAACTAAGTCTTTAATACTGTTTTTTAGCTCAAACACTAAATACATATACAAAGCTCACAGAGTAGTGAGTTAAGCAAGCATATCGAGGAGAAATATTATGCCAGCAATTACAGGAACAGTAGTAGCGAACTACTTAAAAAACGTCCGTGCTAACGGCTTAGGCCCACGCACAGTCATCGTAACAGTTAGCAAGACTGATATTACTGATGCACAATTAAACACAATTATCAATTACATGACATCTGCACAAGGTTCAAACGGTTCAGGCGACAGCGCATTCACAGTAGCTGGTCTAGCTGGTTCAACAACTGGCGGTGCGTTTGTAGCTGGTACAACTGACGTTGTTTATCTAGCCCTACAAGGCACAGGTACAATTACAACCGGTGCAGACTACGCAGGTGTAACAGGTGCAACTACAGCAGTTATTGCTACCTTTGACCAAAACTATCAGTAATAGTTTAAATTCCTAGGGATGGGAAGGAAGGGCCTAGTTTAACTAGGCCTTTTTTTACGGCTGTTAAATATGTCATGCGTTATATCATTCATACAACAGTTAATATTACAAACACTGGACAATATCGTACCGAAGCTGGTGCTGAGGCCGAACGATGGAAAGAACAAAACTTTCAAACAGTATTACAAACTTTAGGTATGAGATCAAATATCTACTTTAACAGTAAACCTCAGATGATTAATATTAAGGGAGATATTCTAGGATTTAATACAAACGAAATAATTAAAGTTTGGAGCTTTACTTTTGAAACAGAACGAGATAACGAAGAACTAATTAATTTCTTTAAAGAAGATTTTGACGGTGTTCCGTATATAAGCGGCCTAGACGAATCAATGGAGCAAAACTTTAACGTTTTTGTAACCAAAGGCCCTGCAACTAATATTTTATTTTCTATATCTTAATGGACCTTAGGGTATACTATCACAGTATTGATAACGTTGCTGGCTGGCAAGATATATTCTGTGAAAAGCTAGACAAAATGGTAGCCAGCAAACTAATTGATTATTGCACTCTGCATATAAACTGTCATTACAATTATCAATCTTATGATGAACTAAAAGACAAATACCCTTACAAAAATATTGTTTGGCACAACAGTAAAGCTAGCCCAGAAGAATACGAACACCCTACCTATATATTAATGCAAGCACATGCAATGTCTAGCACGTCAGATTACTATGCATTGTATACACATTCAAAAGGACTAACGCATATCGGGAAACCAACAGAACAACGTGCCACATACTGGCGTTGGTACTTAGATCACTTCAGTATAGAATGTTGGCAAGACTGCATTGAACTGTTAAACACAGGCAAATATGATACCTGCGGAGTACAACGTGCAGAACGTACAGATGGTTTACCTACATTTTACGAAGGTAACCAATGTTGGTATACTAGTAATTTCCTAAGAAAATCTAAACCCTTAAAACTGCCTAGTGAAGTGGGATTTGTAGCACAATATGATATTCCGCATAGTATGTACAGATCTGATGTAGAGTTATGGGCATGGTATAACAAAGATCGCTGGTATAGTTTTCATCACAGTAACACTAATTTGTACTGTGAGGAATACCCTCCAGAAAAGTATAAATAACTCATAAGGCAATAAAAGGCAAACATTAGGCACATGCTCAGAAGAGCCCTGACTTAATTATGGAGACCAGCCCTTTATGGCCACAGCCGCAGAACGAATTGCAGTAGTAGAAACTAAAGTTGCAAACTTAGACGAAAAAATGGATCACATTCAATGTGACATTCGTGACAACCACCAGTCTATTATTGCTACTCTTCAAACCATGCGCGACGAAAGCACACGTCAGCATAATGAGCTAGCCGGAAAAGTTAAAGAGCTAGAAGGTTTTAAAAACAAATGGGCACGTTGGGCTATGATGGGCCTAGCGTTTTTAGCAGGTGCAGGGTGGCTTGGAAACGCAAACCTACCAGTAATTGTTAAGTTCCTCGGATTGTAATTGTAAATAATGAACTATGCAATTCTTAGAATTCGAAGAATCGATCAAACCAGTAGTCTATCACGACAAATTAAATCCTAAAATATGGAACGGCACTTCACTAGACATAGAAGTGCGATACAAGTTAATGGCAATAGCCATGCACTTTGCTAAGTTCCTAAATGTATCAAAATTAAATCTTAGAGACATTACACTAAGTGGCTCTAATGCTAGCTTTGGTTATAGCGACAGCAGTGACATTGATCTGCATTTAGTTGTTGACGTACCTAAAGACAAACCCGAGTTACCCGAGCTTTACACAGCTAAAAAGAACGAATACAACTTTACACACGATATCAAAATTAAAGGTATCGATGTAGAGTTATATGTACAAGATGTACAACAAGTGCATCGTTCAGCTGGAATCTATTCTGTGTTAAACGATCGTTGGCTCAGTAAACCTAAACACCAACCGCCAACAATTAACGATCAAGATGTTAAAAGTAAAGCTCGAAATTATGCCGCAAGAATCAATGCCGCAATGCGCTCAAATGACTTAAATACTTGTAAAGAAGCTATGGCTGAAATTCGAAGACTACGTCAAACTGGTCTTGAACAAGGCGGAGAGCATTCAGTAGAAAATTTAGCCTTTAAGCTGTTGCGTTCTAGAGGCAAGATTGACAAATTTAGAAAATTTATTAACAAATTACAAAGTGCAGAATTGAGCCTTGGAGAACAAAAATGAAAGTACAACAGATTGTAGGTGAACACAAGAAAGGTTTTAGAGCTAAGAAATATGCTCGTAAGCCTACTAATACTATTGCGCCTAAGAAACCAGAAGCTATCAAACCACAAGGTGCAGTTGCTCCAGGCGAAGATAAAAAGAAAATAAACGAAGCTCCGGGTGACGCTGAGTTGTTTGCCCAAGTCGATGCTTTAATGAAATCTAATCCGCAGTTCGCCGCAGAAGTTAAGTCAAGGCAATTATCATTAGTTAGAGGTATTGGTCCTGATGCTCAACGACACAATGCACAAGTTATGCAACAGTATAGAGAACTAGTACAAAAGTACTCAGGCGGTGTAAAAGAAACTGCTCCGGGCGCTGTAGTTGGTAAAATTGCCGCAGTTAATCAAGCACAGGGTACTGCAAACATCACAGGTCCAGATGGTTCAACTAAGACTGTTGACGTATCTCAGCTAAAGCCAGGCGAAAATAATACAGTAACACTAAACACTCCAGACATTCAGCCAGGAACTACAGTTAATGCTGAAAAGAACATGGAAGAAGCTCCGGAGACTCCTTATTATGTTGACAACAGTTCTGGAACACCAATGGCAAAAACAGGTGGTCGTGGACCGACACAGATTGTTGCAAGCACAAAATGGCAAGTAGTTACTCCAGAAATTGAAAAAGCAATTATATCACAAGGTTTCCGCAAAGTAACGTTACAGTTTAACAATAAACAGTTTGCAGGTTATGAAGGCGGCGATCAGAAGCTAGGTTCTAAGATCATTGTTAGTCCAGCAGATTTCCAAGCACTATCTGCTAGACCAGCACAAGAATCTAAAGAGCTAGACGATATTAGGAAACTATCGGGTCTATGAAAGTTAGTGATCTAATTGACGATTTTAACATTTGGACAACAAATGAAGAAGCAGAGCTACTTAAGAAATTAAGTAGCCCTGTTAAATTGTCGCGCTTGAGCGAGCAAGAGCAATTCAAAGTTCAGGCCATGATCCGCAAAAGTTTGGTAACTAAGATAGGAATGACAGATCCTAGCGTAGTTGCAAATGAAACATACAAAAAATAAACTCCCCAAAATAAAAATCAAAGAGTTAGCCGAGCAGTTTTCTCATCAGCTAGATGCAAAGTTGCCCATTTCTGTCATGCCTAATGGGGATATAGTATATAAACAGTATCTTGTAAGACACTTGCCTTCAGGCAATTGGGGACTGTACGATATCAATTGCAAAGATTTAAAAGATCAGTTTTATCTAAAAACCTGTGCTCTTATGGCTGCTAAAGCGTATAATAATGTACAGCTAGAAAAGTACTACGAGATCAAAGACGTTGATAACAAATATTGGGCAAGCTATTCTAATTTACAAATTTACAAGAATAATATTAAGACAGCTAAAGATTTTGACAGGTACGTAATACTGTTAAATAAACTAGAAGAATCAGAAGCAAGGGCTAATCATTTTAAGGAGCAGATCTCTAGAATGTTTAGTTGGAGTTTTGTATAAATACACAATAAGAAGCTTAGGGATACCACCATGCAAATAAGAGAATTTTCCGCACCAGTTACTAGCAAGCAGATCAACGAAAGTCTTGCTAAAAAGTTTGGTTTTAAAATTAATTTAGAACAGTTTACAACAGAGCAACTTGAAGATGCTCGTAATAAACTGCGTACAAAGATCAGTCAATTTGAAATGAATGAAAGTTTTGACTCTGTGCTAGAAAGCCCAGAATATCAAAAGACACGTATGTTCCTTGACTGTATTAACGCAGAAATCATGGAACGCGAACAGCGTGTTGAAGAAGGCGTTTGTGATGACTGCGGTGAAAGTCCTTGCGAATGCGATCACGAAGATACTAACGATAAAAAAGAATCAAAGATGGAAAGTAAAAGCTACACAGCATTTATTCGTAACCGCGGATCAAAACTATCTGTTCCAGACAGCTGGATCAATAGTGCTATTAAACGCATCGAACTAGGCGAATCAGATAGAGCAGAACTAAAGGCAGAGTTAAAATTACGTTACGATTTAAATGAATCACAAGCCAGCTGGATGTTACTAGAAGGCGAAGAAGACAAAGCTGAGATTATCATGGCTACTAAAGACATGGTTGACCGTATTACTGGTTGGCTAGAAGACGTTGCTGCCATGAAAGCTGAACAGCTATTAGAATTATTAGACTCTATAAGAGCTCAACAAGGTAGTGATGTTGCTCAACAATATCAAGAAGCAGTTAAACCTGCTTTAGAGGCAATTTACACAGCGTTAGAAACAAGTCGTCAGGGATTATCAGGCGCATTGGCAATTGTATCAGGCGGTGAGGCACCAACAATGGGCGCACCAGCAGGCGGTATGGGCGGTATGGACCAGGCAGCGGCAGGGCTTGATGCAGAGGTTGGCAGTATTGCACCTCCTGCTCCAGGCGAAGAAGGCGAAATGCCAGGCGAAGAAGAAACACCTCCAGCTCCAGAAGTTGGTCGTGCAAAAAGAGAAAGCGTCGATTACAGCAGACGCTTAGGCCTACTACTAAACTCAAAAAAAAAGTAATTAGGGAAACTGCGGACCCCTTAGTTTTAACACTAAGGAGTCTGCAAGCAAGTGCTAATAATAAAGGTGCAGAAGCACCGATGACTTGGCAAGCACTTAGTTCAATTGGCTCTTCAATGGGCGCACCTCAAGTAAACTACGACGGCTTTGCAGCCGCATGGGATTCTGAAGACGAAACCGGAATCTTGCATCAACTAGTCGATCGCTTTGACGCAAACGGTCTAGTTATTAAAACCAATAACAAAGATAATATGCCGCAACAAGGACAGCAACAAGCTGGCGAACTTGAAAAAATGGCTAAACGTGCTACAAAGTTAGGCAAATAATATATTGACAAATGGTGCAAGTGACTATATACTTGCACCATGACTCTCTTAACTTCAAAATATAACTATACTCCAATTAGCAGAGAGAGCGTTGAAGGCCGCCGCCTTTACGCTACTCCAGACGGTAGCAAAGTTCCGTCAGTAACAACAATACTTGATAAAACAAAACCACAAGAAAAGATCGAAGCGTTAATGCGCTGGAAAAAATCTGTGGGTGAAAAGAAAGCACAAGAAATTGTTACGGAAGCCGCAGGCCGCGGCACTAGAATGCACAAGTTCTTAGAAGACTATATTACACTAGGAACATTAGCTGATCCAGGAACAAATCCCTACAGTAAACAAAGTCATGCTATGGCCAAGCATATCATTAGCGAAGGCCTTAAAAACGTTAACGAAGTATGGGGAGTTGAAGTTCCGTTATACTTTCCTGGTTTATATGCGGGAACTACTGATGGATGCGGATTACATCTAAATGATGAATCTATCCTAGACTATAAGCAAACTAATAAACCTAAGAAAGAAGAGTGGATTGAAGATTACTACTTACAATTAACTGCTTATGCTCTAGCACACAACGAAGTACATGGTACAAACATACGCAAAGGTGTAGTCTTAATGTGTGTTAGCCCTAAGTTAAACGAACAGCTAATTATGACAGAAGAGCCTAAGTACCAGGAATTTATCTTAAAACCAGAAGACTTTGGATATTGGGAAAAACGCTGGTGGGATAGGGTGGAGCAGTACTACCGAGAAAACTGATAAATATCCTATATAGAGGATATTAACTATGGCAGTCGTGCAAATTAGCCGCATTCAAATCAGACGCGGCAAAGCCCAGAGCGGAACAGGAATCCCACAATTAGCCAGTGGCGAATTGGCATGGGCTCTTGATACCCAAGAACTTTACATTGGTAACGGAAGCGTTGCTGAAGGTGCGCCTGCTGTAGGTAACACTAAAATTATTACTGAGTTAGACCTTGGTGTAAACGGTAACATTCTTAACATTTTAAAGTACATTTATAAATCAACAGATACCGGTATACAAACAGGCCCGACTGCTAATGATCCTATCGAAAGAGGTATTCAAGAGCGTCTCGATGATCAAGTAAATCTAAAAGATTTCATCAGCGCAGATGATGTTAATAACAACGATTATACTGCATCGATACAACGTGCAATTGATCAGTTGTATGCTAACAACAATACAACACCTGCAAATGCTAACACAGCAGATGGTGTTAGAAATAGAGTAGTTTTAAATATCCCAGCCGGCATTTATCCTATTACTTCTACACTATTGATTCCTAGCTATGCTACAATTATTGGCGAAGGCCAAGATAAAACAATTATTCAATATTCTGGAAGTGATTCTATTGTTTCTTTTGTTAACGATACAGACGTTAGTCTTAATTTAACACAGACAAAGCATGTTAAGATCAGCGGTATAACTTTTGAAACTGATTCAGCCAATGCGCCAGGCATCGAATTAACATCAGTAAGAGATAGTGAGTTTAGCGATATTGCTATAGTTGGTAACTGGACTGGTTCTGGTTCTAATACTAGTAGCAAAGGACTATGGTTAGACGGACATAATATTGCGTTAACCTATTATGCAACTGAGCAAAATACTTTTAAAAATATTTCTATTACAAAGTTTTCTTATGCCGTTTATGCAAAACAAGATATTCGCGCAAACTATTTTAGTAATGTATATGTTGAAGACTGCCGCCAAGGATTTGTACTAGGTGGAGATTTCCAAATAGGTGATCAAAGCGGTGCAGGTACAGGACAAACATATGGTCCTCGTGAAACATTTTTAAGCAATGCTAGATTTTATAATGTAAAACAACACGCAATTAATGTTTACAAAGGAACTGGTAACACTTTCACAGACATTCAGTTAATCAACGTTGGTAACGACGGTGGTGGAAATCGCTTTGCTGCCTTTCCACAAATCTTTATTTGGCAAAACAATAATAAATTAACTGAAGGGAATGTTACAAAAAATATATTCTCCGACAGGTCATTTAATGATGCCGGCGATTTGTCTTATGTAGACAATGCACCTACGTTGGTTACTGTTCCTTATATACCTGAAGTTGCAGGTTATGGTGCTTACGACTCGTTTAGTTCAAAAGAAAGATCTGTAACTGGGACAACAACTTTATTCAATCTTGGTAGATTGCCGTTAAATTCGGACGATCAAGGAAACCCTACTGGTGTTATTCATTACACTATTGATTATCATTACACCAGTGACGGCTCTGGCGGATTCGAATTCAGCCGCAAAGGTGTGTTTAATATTGTTGCCAATTACGACAATCAAACTATACAGTATTCGGACGACTATGATTATCTTGGCTCCGATGTAACCTATACCGAAATGGGCACCGGTAACGTTAGATATGTGTCACAGGCATTAGACTTACGTGCTACATTCCTCGATCAAAATAGCCAAGACTGGAGCTCAACCAATGACCCAGCTGGGCCAAAGAGCATAGGTTTTTGCTATTACAATCTGCTCAACGGTGATCAAGGCACGTTCACTTATAGCTACAAAGTCAGTTTCTAATTAACTTTGTAGCCATCTTCCTTGCTTTATTCTAAATCTACGTATATAATTTTTTTCTAATCTGTGATAAGATTTGATAGTAGCTGTTAACCCTTAAAAATATATTAAAAACTATAGTTTAAGCGTGGTTATCAATATAATTTGTCCGTTTGGGTACTGGTACTAAATACTTCCTAAACACAAACTATTATCAATCACTACAGAGCGAGAAGAAATGACAAATATAACAGTAATCAAAAGATCCGGAAAAAGAGAACCACTAGCAGTCGAAAAGTGGCAAGCTCAAGTTGCAAAGGTGTGTAGCGGGATTGCTGATGTTAGCCAGTCGATGATTGAGATCAAGAGTCAACCTCATTTTTACAACGGCATCACAACAAAAGAAATTGACGAAATTACGCTTAGGGCGATTGTTGATTTGATTGACGTTGAATCAAATCCAGACATTGGACATACAAACTATCAATATGTTGCAGGCAAACAGCGTGTCAGCATGTTGCGTAAAGATGTATACGGCGACTATCAAGTTCCACACATTTATGAAATAATTAAAAAGAATATAGAAGTAGGTCTATATACTCCAGAACTTCTTAAGTGGTACACAGAAGATGACTGGAACAAAATGAATGACATGTTAGATCATTCTAAAGATGAAGAATACAGTTATGCCGCAATTGAACAACTAATTGAAAAATATCTAGTACGCAATCGTGCAACTAAGGAAATTTACGAAACTCCGCAAATTCGCTATATGGTTGCCGCAGCCACAGTATTCCATAAAGAAGAGCCAAATAGTGCTCGAATGAAATATATAAAGGAGTATTACAATGCGGCAAGCGACGGCCTATTTACTCTTGCTACTCCAGTTCTGGCTGGTCTCGGGACACCAACAAAGCAATTCAGTAGTTGTGTGCTTATCCGTAGTGATGACGATCTTGATAGTATTTTTGCTTCGGGCGAAATGATGGCCAAGTATGCTAGCAAGAGAGCTGGCATTGGTTTAGAAATTGGCAGACTGCGTCCATTAGGAAGTCCTATTCGTGGTGGCGAGATTATGCACACAGGTATGATACCATTCCTGAAAAAATGGTTCGGTGATTTAAGGAGTTGTTCACAAGGTGGAATTCGTAATGCATCTGCTACTGTCTTTTATCCTATTTGGCACCATCAGTTTGATGATCTCATTGTTCTCAAGAACAACCAAGGTACAGAAGAGACACGAGTACGACACATGGACTACGGGGTCGTCCTGTCGGCCTTCTTTTGGAGAAGATTTAAAAACAAAGAAAACATCACATTCTTTGACCCCAACGAAGTACCAGACCTTTATGAAGCTTTCTACAAAAACACGCAACGGTTTGAAGATTTATATGTCAAATACGAGAAAATGGCGGGTCTTAGAAAGAAAACAATGTCGGCTGAAGAAGTCTTCAAAAGTGGAATCTTAAAGGAGAGAACTGATACAGGACGCATTTACCTAGTGTTCATCGATAACGTGATGAACCAAGGACCATTTGATCCTGAATACCACACAATTTATCAGTCAAACTTATGCTGTGAAATACTTTTACCAACTAAGCCTTTCAAGCGCCTTGATGACGATGCTGGTAGGATCGCTCTCTGTACTCTTGGATCTATCAACTGGGGAGCATTCCGCAACCCAGAAGATATGCGCAGGGCTTGTCGTATTCTTCAGCGCAGTCTATGTAATATATTGGACTATCAAGACTTCCTCTCAATCCAATCAAAACTGAGCAATGACGAAATCCAACCATTAGGTATTGGCGTTACTAACTTAGCTTACTGGCATGCCAAGCGTGGAATGAAGTACGGCGAAAAGGACGCACTACAAGAAGTTAAGAGCTGGATGGAACATCAGGCATATTACCTTACAGAAGCCACAGTTGAGCTTGCTAAGGAACGTGGTGCTTGTTTACATAGTGACAAAACACGTTACGGCCAGGGCGTATTTCCTTGGGAACTTCGAGCAAACGGAGTTAACGGACTTGCTGATTTCACACCCGAACTTGACTGGGAAACACTACGTACAAATATGAAACAATATGGAGTTCGTAATGCTACACTTATGGCTATTGCCCCTGTTGAAAGTTCTAGTGTTGTTATTAATAGTACTAATGGCATCGAAATGCCTATGTCGCTTATTTCAACTAAGGAAAGCAAAGCAGGTTCCTTTACACAAGTTGTCCCTGAGTATCATAAACTCAAGAACAAATATCAACTGATGTGGGAACAGAAAGACTGCGATGGCTATATTAAAACAGCCGCAGTATTAGCGGCATACGTAGACCAATCAATTAGTACCAACACATTCTATAATCCAGCACATTTCCCAGAGCGTAAAGTTCCAACTACATTAATTGTTAAAAACTTAATGCAAGCTCAAATTTGGGGACTAAAGACTTTCTACTACAGCCTAATTAACAAGCAAGGCGCCAAGGCTCCTGTAGAAGCTATTGCTGAGTCCTATGTTAACGGGCATAGCATTGGAGGAATTAATGGGCACACAGTGGACGTTGACCTATTAGAAGATGATTGCGAGGCATGCAAGTTATGATTCACATTAGAGACGAAGGCGGCATTGTACGCAATGGGTTTAACTTCTATCCATTGACTAGCAATCAATTCGGATTTGTTTTTAAGTTAAAGAGTTTCAATCTATTCGTAAGATATAATAAAAAATTAGGTATATTTAAATGTCACAAGCACAGTATAATTTAAACACAAAGACAGACTATCTTAATCGCAAAATGTTTTTGGACCCAGCTGGTCCAGTTACTATTCAACGATTTGAAGAGGTTAAGTACAATAAGATTGCAGACTTTGAAAAGACTGCTAGAGGTTTCTTCTGGGTACCTGAAGAGATTAGTCTAACTAAAGATGCACAAGACTTTAAGGACGCATCAGATGCAGTTAAACATATCTTTACTAGTAACCTGCTTAGGCAAACTGCTCTTGACAGTCTGCAGGGTCGCGGCCCAAGTCAAATCTTTACTCCGGTCATAAGTCTACCAGAACTAGAAGCACTTGTTTATAACTGGACATTCTTTGAAACTAATATTCATAGTCGTTCATACAGTCACATTATCCGTAACATCTACAACGTTCCTAAGGATGTGTTTAATACTATCCACGACACGCAAGAGATTGTTAACATGGCTAGTAGTGTTGGTGCCTACTATGACAAGTTGCACGTTGCTAACTGCAATGTAGAATCTGGATTAATGGTTGAAGAAGATTATTATATCAAGGCAATCTATCTAGCCTTACACGCAAGTTATGCCTTGGAAGCATTCCGCTTTATGGTTAGCTTTGCTACAAGCCTAGCAATGGTTGAGAATAAGATCTTTATTGGCAACGGCAATATCATCAGCTTAATCTTGCAAGATGAACTTCTACATAAAGGCTGGACTGCTTATCTAATTAATCAAGTAGTCAAGGAAGATCCACGCTTTGCTAAGGCAGCACAAAATTGCCAAGAAGAAGTTTTGCAAATTTATAAAGATGTTATTGCAGAAGAGAAAGCCTGGGCTGACTACTTGTTTATGAAAGGTCCGGTTATTGGACTAAATGCTAACATTCTTAAAGACTTTGTTGATTATACTGCCGTTAGTGCATTAAAAGATATTGGTATTAAGTATTGGTCACCGGCACCAAAGACTACACCTATTCCTTGGTTTAACAAGCATAGCGATACTAGTAAGAAACAAACTGCTCTTCAAGAAAACGAATCGACTAATTATGTCATTGGTGTCATGTCAGATGCAATTGACTACAACGTCTTACCAACTATTTAAGGAAATAAAATGAAAGCCATTGTATGGAGTAAAAATCAGTGCCCCTATTGTGATCAAGCTAAAAACTTGCTTAGAATGAAAGGCGTCGAATACGAAGAAAGAAATATTAATGCTGGTTGGGATAGGGAAGATTTATTAGCCGCAGTACCCGGAGCCAGGACTGTTCCGCAGATATTTTTAGATGATAAATTAGTAGGCGGGTTCACAGAACTTAAAAAATATTTTGAAGAGGTTAAAAATGCTAATTGATAGAGGCGTAACAGCAGGTGAAGTAATCACGTTAAAATTAACCAGTGGAGAAGAACTAGTAGCTAAGTTATCAGAGGAAACACCAACTTACTATAAATTAAAAAATCCAATGGTTATAGGTATGGGGCAAAAAGGTCCGGGACTAATGCCTTACTTGTTTACAGTCAGTCCAGAAAAAGAAGTAAAATTGCTCAAAACTACCGTAACTGTAGCAGAAGCAACTGACAAGCAGTTTGCCGACCAATTTATCGAAACAACCACCGGAATTAAGCTAGTATAAATAATGCTATAAGGAAATAGCATGGCAACTATTATAGTAAACACACTCTCTGGGTATACCAATGGTACAGTCAATATCCCCGACTATACTGTTGAGTTTGCCACATTAAACGGTAATTTAACAACATTAAATACTACCCTTAATACCCAGTTTGGGTTGTTGCTTACATACTTGCAAAAAAATCACGGACAAGAAGCGGCTGTTGTGCCAGGCACACCGGCTGCTATTTCTAAGGCTCATGCATTTTCATCGATCGATGCCGCTATGTCTCTTGCACTAACTTTAGAAAAGATAGCGGAAATGAATGAGAATGTTAGAGGTTTACAGAACTCAATTGCTACAGTGGCAGTTCATATAGCCAACGGAGTTACTACTCAACAGGTTGCCCTAGCAGATCAAATAGCTAATAATAAATTTCAGCAACAGACTACGAATGCCGCCTTAGAGCGTTCTAATCTACCACAAACAGAAGTTAAGCCAGCTGATCTACAAACACAGATACAAACTACAGTTAGTACTGTATTGCCTGTAAAGGCAGCAATTAGTAGCGCAAGTTTAGTAGAATCGTCAATTACAAATGCAGGTAGTTGGGCATTATCTCAAGCTACTGATATAGTTAAGAACTCCTTTATTGGCGCAGGCGCGGCATCGGCAGCAACTACTATTAAAGGTTGGATAGGAATCAAAGATCCTCCAGTCCCAGTAAAGGTTGCAGAAGCTGGATTAAACAAAGCCAAAGCTACATTCTTAGCAGGCCCAGGATTATAAAATGCCACACGGTGTTGCTAGAGCCGATAAAGACGTTGCAGGTTCTCGGGTTCTTATCAGAGGTTCAACAAACGTTTTTGTCAACAACACAGGTGCTGTCATGGCCAATGATTCTGTGAACTCATCAGGTGTTATGGTCATTACGGGCTCAAACTCTGTCTTTGTAAACAACAAGCCTTTGGCTAGAGAAAGTGACGGCCTAGCCAACGGCCAACTCATTACCACCGGTAGTACTAACGTTTTTTCAGAAAACAGTTAACCAAAAGAATAGACATTTATTTTTTAGCCTTGTACACTAGGTATAAGTACTCTGTACTTAGACAAAGGAGAATTAAATGTCACAAAATAGATTCGGTGATTTCCAAGCAATCGTAGAAGCAATGGAAGGCGATTTCGAAAAGTTCTACGATAAAGAAGTTGGTGCCGCAGGTACTCGTGTTCGTAAGCATTTACAAGAACTAGCCAAGCTATGCAAGGAAGTTCGTAACGATGTTACAGCAGTTAAGAATGCTCGTAAAGAAGCATCTGGTAAATAAATTGTCAACATAAAAGCTGGCTAAGGCGTTATTATATTAGCCTGGGAGGTTGATATGAAGAAACTACTAGCAATTACACTTTTAACAATTAGTTCAGCATCTTTCGCTGGCCCTTACCATCATCATGGACACTGGCGACACGGTGGCGGCAACTCTTGGTTTTGGGTTGCACCAACGGTAATTGGGGGAGTAATTGGTTACGAAATTGCCCGTAACCAAACTCCTGTAGTTGTACAGCAACCTCCGGTTGTTATACAAAATCCACCTGTTGTTGTCCAACAAAATCAAAATTGTAGCCCTTGGACAGAAATCCAAAATCTAGATGGCACAATTACTAGAACAAGGACTTGTACTCAGTAATGGCTTATTCAACCCAAGTTATCGACCATTATGAAAATCCTCGCAATGTAGGGTCATTTTCTAAAGACGAAGAAGGGGTTGGTACCGGAATGGTAGGTGCACCGGCTTGCGGTGATGTGATGAAACTTCAAATCAAAGTAAATACAGATGGAGTAATCACAGATGCCAAATTTAAAACGTATGGTTGTGGAAGCGCGATTGCGTCGAGTTCGCTCGTTACTGAGTGGCTCAAAGGACGGACACTTACTGAAGCGGAACAGATCAAAAATAGCGAAATTGCTACTGAGCTTGCCCTCCCCCCTGTTAAGATTCATTGTTCAATACTTGCAGAAGATGCGATCAAAGCGGCCGTAAATGATTACCGTAACAGACACAGCCAAACAGAAAATTAAAAAACTTCTTGAGCGCAGGGGTAAAGGTGTTGGTATCCGTCTAGGAGTTAAAACTACAGGGTGTAGCGGTCTTGCCTATACGTTAGAATATGTAGATGAATATACTTCTGAGCCAGGCGTAACTAACTTTGCCCAACCAGAATTTGTAGTGTTAGTTGATGCCAAAAGTCTAGTTTATATGAATGGACTTGTTGTAGATTGGGTTCGCAATGGACTCAATGAAGGATTTGAGTTTAAAAATCCAAATGAACGAGATCGCTGTGGATGTGGCGAATCTTTTCGAGTATAAATCATTTGACAAAAACCAAAAAATAGTCTATACTTAAGGCATAGTTTGTTTTTTGGAGAATTACTTTGACAATGCATTTAGAAGGACCTTGGCTTTCAACCACAGGTAAGAAAAAAGGCAAGCAAAAGTTTCGTTCTGCCGAACACGCACGAAAGGCTAGAGAATTGGACGAAAGCTGGAAAGCTCTACAGAAAAAATGGGCTCTAGAAGCCGAGGATAAAAAACGTAAGAAAGCGATGTCTGCTCCTACGATGAATCCCTTGGTATCTAAGCCGTTTGTTAGAGATACAGGTCCAAAAATTCCTAGCCTTAATCCTGAAGACATGAGTCCTTGTACTAGAGCTCCGGACAAAGTTTACACAGGAACAATGATTAAAGGTATTGGCACTATGCACAAGAGTAATGCTGTACCTATTTTTAGTAATGAAGATGCTGTAGAAATTGCCAAAATGAGGCGATAATTACCTTTTTCTCTAGGTATTTTCATACTATGGACTATATAATATACGTTTCGCAAAGAAACTAAGATAGTTGGTTTGATATGGTAGCGAAATATCCAACTCAAACCGGCGGGTCTTGGCTAATGAGAAACCCGTATTTTCGGGATGCCAAGGGTCGCCAAAGGCACAATATGTTATGAGCATATTGCGTCCGATGGAGACAACTACACGAAAGTAGGGTTCTTTCAGGGGCCTCGTGTAAGTTTACTCCCTTAGTGTAATGTTGTAGCAAGATGTAGTTTTGCGCTATAACACCAAATGAAAGGAGGACTTATGGAAAAGTCAATTCGTTTTATACTCTGCCTTCTTGGCTTTATTGCCGTGGCAACGTTAGTACAGTCTTTGGTTGACAAAAAATTTGACAACCTAAGACAAGTAAATGGTTACTACTCGCAAGATGTAGTAACAATTAAAACTCGAGAGCAACAACTTGATTGTCTTGCTCAAAACATTTATCGAGAAGCCGGTTACGAACCTTTTGAAGGTAAAGTAGCCGTAGCACAAGTTACCATGAATCGAGTCAAGGATGGCCGATTTGGTAAAGATGTGTGCGGAGTGATTTATCACAAAAGTGTTATAATGGACAAAGTAGTATGCCAATTCTCGTGGGCATGTGATCAAGCCGCTAAAACACGACCTGTTAATCCTAGCGCATACAAAGAAAGTTATGAAGTAGCAAAGAAAGTTCTTTTAGAAGGATTTCAATTAAGCGTTCTAAAGGATGCCTTGTATTATCACGCTAACTACGTGAACCCAAGGTGGCCGCTAGAAAAGATTGGGTCTATTGGTAATCACATTTTCTACAGAGGAAAGAAGGATAAAAATGAAATTTAAAGATCTTGCAATTTTGCCGCACTTTGATAACATGGAACAGTTTAAGAATTGGACTGTAGAAAAAGTCAGCCATATTAGTGCAGAGACGTTTGGTTGGCTAGCAATTATCGTGTTACATGCAAGTACCATTCCTAGTTTGCTAGCAGTTATGAGTGGGCTTACTGATCGTCTTCCTGCCGTAGACTTAGTTATGCTGGTTTGGGGCGGCTTGGGCCTGCTGTTTGTTAAAGCCGCAGTTCAAAAAGACATGCTCAATGTAGTAACAATAGGTTTTGGCTTTATTGTACAGGCTGTTTTAATGGCTCTAATTTTCTTCAAATAATTTGTTAAAATTGCCCTTTTAACTTACAATGTTTTAAGGGCAATCAGCAGATAAATATTAGATAACATTTAGGAGCATAAAATGCCATCAGGATTCGTACAAGATTCAAACCAATTAAGTCCAGGACTATATCGTGTCGTAATTGACATGTCTGGATACCCAACTACAGACGGTAATACAAACGGTGCTGTGAGCCCTACTAGTTCAGATAACGTAGGTTCGGGTGTAAATCAAATCACCGCAGTTCCAACAACACTAGCCGCTGGAAAACAACGTGCCCGTGGCAATATGCGTTTTCGCAACATAGTCAATCGTTTAAGCGGGGTAGGCGACTGTCAGATTTTAGACATCGAAGTTGGTGGCCAAACTGACGGAGATAGCCAAGCTACTAGTCTTGCTTTCTCAGTTAAGTATGAGCGTCCACAAGATCTTCTAAACACAATTAGAGCCGCAGTTTATGCAGAGTCAGGCTCATACAACAACGCAGGTTCAGTTGCTATTACAACTATTGTTCTTGGTCTAGAAGAACTAGTTGTTCGTGGTGTTCGTGATGCTACTACTGCCACAACAAGAGTTTATGACGGTACCCTAAGCAGTGACAAGCAAATGTCGCTAACAGTAGCCGCTCCTGATACAGCCGCTAACGTTCTAGCCGATGTTACAGTTGCACTGATCGATGGAACTGAATTAGTTACATCAGACGAGTCAGGCACAGCAGAATAAGGATCTTATGATTTTAGCTTGGTTGTTACTTCTTACTGGTTTAACAATCTCAGCGGTCGCAATTTACTACTCTGTAGTGGGTTTGACCGCTATTTTCTCTGCGGCAGTGATTCCAATTATTATTATGGGGTCAGCCTTAGAGGTAGGTAAACTAGTTTGTGCTAGCTGGTTAAAGGCCAATTGGGAACGTGCTCCGTTCTTTATGAAAGCCTATATGACTACTGCCGTAGTTGTCCTTATGCTTATTACTAGCATGGGCATCTTTGGATTTCTTTCTAAAGCACATAATGACCAAAATTTAGTAAGCGGCGATGTTCAAAGTAAAATTGCTGTCTACGACGAAAAAATCAAGACAGCAAAGGAAAACATTGATGCAAATCGCAAAGCACTCAAACAAATGGATGAGGCTGTGGACCAAGTTATGGGTCGAAGTGCAGATGAAAAAGGTGCGGACAAGGCAGTTGCGCTCCGTAGAGGGCAGGCCAAAGAACGCACTAGATTACTTTCTGAGATTACAGCCGAACAGAAAATTATTGCCCAGCTTAGTGAAGAACGGGCACCCATCGCCGCTGAAGTACGCAAGGTGGAAGCAGAAGTTGGTCCAATAAAATACATTGCCAAGTTTATCTACGGAGAAGACGGTGCCAACGAAAATATGCTTGAAAAAGCAGTTACCTGGGTCATCATTCTAATCGTTGTTGTATTTGATCCTCTAGCAGTTATCATGTTGCTAGGAGCACAGATGACCTTTGGTTGGGCTAGAGAACAGAAAGAACAGGATATCTACACACCTGATCCGTATATTGCAGACGTTGGTGAAAAGCCAACAGAAGAAGAACTCAAAGATGATTTTCTTCCTACATACGATGAGATAACACCCAAGGCCGAAGAACCTGTTGTTAATGAGCAAACACATCCTTATCTATATAAAGGTGACTTCCATAAACGTCCCGAAGGTATGAAACCAGTGCCTCCAATGGTAGCAACACCTGCAGAACACAATGTAGAATCAGAAGATCCTCCAATGCCGCTTGATCAATGGAACAAAATGATCGAAGAGGCAGAACGTGCAGTCCAAGTTGAAAAAACACAAACCACACTTGAAGATAGACTAGCATCTGGAGAATCTTATATTGACGGTGAAGGTAAAGAGCATTCTGTTACCAACGACGATTTAGAACGCCCAGGTGATTACTTAACTCCAAACTACGAAGGTGTTAAACTACCTGATACCGGTGAGTGGGTGCAAACTGGCCCAGACTTTGAAGACGAGTCTAAAAAAAAGACTTATATAACCAAGGACGAATTGGGTCATCAACAAGTGAAGACCAGGGACTAACCTACGTACAAAATTCTGAACAAACTGAAGAAAGCATTTGGAGTAAGATTCAAAAAAGATTACATTCAAAACCAAAAGACGAACTGTATAGAATGTACGATGAAAATAAGTTCTCTGATCTAATTATTGACCAGTTTAAAGACCCTGCATTGTACAATTTTATCGAAGAAACTAAAAAAGGTCCAAAGTTTGCCAATTACACTTCTGAAAGACTTGAAGAATATATAAGTAGAATATATGAACTTAGGAAAAATAACAGTAATAACACCCCCAGATAAACTGTTTAATTTAACATTGAGCTATTTGTTGGTTAAACCATCAGTACATGTTAAACAACAATTTCAAACTATTTTAAGCCAAAGCGTTGATGATCTAAATGTTTTTATATATGACGAGTCAGACAACGACATTAGTTGGTTATTGAGCGTAGCACACCAAGTTGATTGTGTAATCATTGATGTTGACAACTGTGACACTATTACAAAACAGTTTATTACATTTTTAATAGCACAACCACATGCTCATTACATTACCAAAGATGAAACAACTCCCTACAACTTAATTTCTAAAAATAGAATTTGGGATCTTGATTTCATTGTTGAACAAATTAACAATCAGGACGACGAGGAAGAGGAAGATGATGCAACATAAAAAAGTAGGAACTGGTGTAAATGTTAAGGATGGCGAAAATATTAATTCTGCGTTAAGACGTTTCAAGCGTAAAGTTGATGATGCCGGTACACTAGATACTCTACGTGCCAAAGAGTTTTACGAAAAGCCAACTACAGCTCGTAAACGTGCCAAAGGTGCCGCAAAAGCACGTTGGAAGAAGAAGCTCGAAAAAGAACAACTGCCACCAAAAATGTATTGACATTGCGCTTGTTTGGTGCTATAATTTAAGTTCACAATATAGAAAGAACTTATAATGGCACTAACAGACGTAATGATTGACTTAGAAACTTTGGCGACATCTTCGGATGCCGCCATTCTTACGATTGGCGCAGTAAAATTTGATCCTTTTGGTAGAGAACTTACTGATCCAGAAATGGTAAGTTTCTATGCAAGAGTTGACTTAGACAGTTGCGACGAAATCAATCTTGTCACTAATGACGACACAATTGAATGGTGGGCAAAACAAACGCCCGAAGCAAAATACGAAGCATTTGAAAATCCAGATAGACAACATATACGAGAAGTGTTTGATCAATTGTATAAGTTTTGCTGGGGTGCTAAACGTGTTTGGTCAAATGGTGCTGCCTTTGATATTGTAATCTGCGAAACAGTTTATAAACGACTTAACAAAGCAGTTCCTTGGAATTTTTGGCAAGTGCGTGATGTACGCACAGCATTTGATTTAGGCATCAACCCAAATCGCCCTGAAACTACAGCGCACAATGCGTTGGCAGATGCATATGAACAGGCAATCTGTATTCAAAATGTCTATAATGTTTTAAGGACTAGCACTAAGTCTGATGGAACGTACATTAACCCATTTGCAAATCAAAGATGAAAACACTAGAAACTGTTTCAGGAAAGAAAATTAATGTAACCTCCCCAGACCCGAGCACTATTGAAATTACCGACATTGCTTGGGCTCTTAGCCGTATGCCTCGCTTTAGCGGTCATAGCATACCTTACATTCCATATTCTGTAGCACAGCATTGTATCCAAGTTATGAAGGAACTTGCTCCTCACGGGCATAGGATCCAGTTACACGGATTGTTACACGATGCCGCTGAAGCATACATTAACGACTTACCTAGTCCTGTAAAACATATTCCAGAAATACATGCCGTAATTAGTAAGCTGGAAGATCGCTTAATGCTAACTATTTACGAAGCAATAGGTATAGACCCTCCCACTGAGGAAGAAGAAAAGATTGTTAAAATTGCAGACAAGCATCAACAGGCCGTTGAAGCTTACAATTTTATGCACTCACGTGGGCACGATTGGAATTTGCCTAAAGTTAGTTTTAAAAAATTACAAGAATTTGAACAACCACTTACTAGCGTAAAGGCATACGACTTGTACTTAGAATACTTCGAAATTTTACTAGAAAAAATTAAAAAAGAAGATAATCCGGTATAAATAAATTTGTAGAACGCCAATAGGGTTCTATTAAATTCTTGCTTAAACATAAGGAGATAAAAGATGAGCAAAATCATTGGTATTGACCTCGGCACCACAAATTCGTGTGTAGCCATTCTAGAAAACGGTGTAGCTAAAGTTATTGAAAACTCAGAAGGCGCCCGTACAACACCCTCAATCGTTGCGTACACACAGGATGAGATCCTAGTTGGTGCTACCGCAAAACGACAAGCAGTAACAAATCCAAAAAATACAATCTATGCGGCCAAGCGTTTGATTGGACGTAAGTTCGAAGAGCAAGCCGTGCAGAAAGATATTGACCTAATGCCATACAGCATTATCAAAGCTGACAACGGCGATGCATGGGTACAAGTTGATGATAAAAAACTAGCCCCTCCACAGATTTCAGCAGAAGTTCTTCGTAAGATGAAGAAGACAGCAGAAGACTATCTTGGTCAAGAAG